TCCTAGTGGTAATTTATTTGGTAATACTATTTGCGGTATTAATAATTGGGAAAAGTATATGGTTTATAGTAATTTTAATATTACATATTCTTTAACAGGAACATACTCTATTACAAGTGATTCTAACTATAATACAATAATTACTTTTACAAATAGTGGTACATTTACAATTACAAAACAAAGCAATAGTATACCAATTTATTATATTGTTGTTGGAGGTGGTGGCGGTGGTGGCGGTGGTGACATAGGATTTTCACCAGGTCTCCTTCCGTCATCAGGTGCTGGTGGCGGCGGTGGCGGTCAGGTTAGAGGAGGGGTTTTTAATTCAAACGTTGTAACTTATGTTATGACAGTTGGAGCAGGCGGTCTAGGTGGAGATAGGCAGGGAAATACCTATACTCCTCCATCTCAGAATGGCTTAAATGGTTCTTCATCTGAAATAGTTGGAGTGGAAACTGTAAATGGTGGAAGCTACGGTATTGCTGGAAATGGTGAAAATGGTAATGGTACAGGTGGAAATTCTGGAAATGGTGGCCTAGGTGGAAGTGGTAACCTAAATCCAGGAGGAGATGGCAGTGATGGTGGCGGTGGTGGAGGTGGTGGTGGTGGTGGAGACGGAGGCTGGCGGGGTACTGGCGGTAATGGTTCTCAGTCATCAACATCTGTATATTCTTATGGCGCATCATTTGGTGCTGGCGGTGGTGGTGGTGGTAGCGGTAGTCCTGGACCCGGTTTAGTCCTTTATCCTGATGGAAATGCTGGTAATAGTTACGCTGGTGCTGGTGGCGGTGGTGGCGCAACTGCCAATTATGGTGGTGGAGGCGGAGGTGGTCGCACAGGAGACGGAATACGAAATTGGACTAGTGGAAGCAACGGCGGTTCAGGAAGAATAGTTATATATTTTAATAATGTTTTTCTATAAAGCTGCTAAAAAACAATATGATAAAGCAGCGGTAATTAACGTTACTGAGCTAATATTAAATAACAATGCTGACGAATTATTTTTAATAATATTTGTTTCTTCTAGTTGTTTTGAATTTTTTTCTCTTTTTTTATCATATTCATATTCATAATATTCCAATTCTTCATCTATTTTATCATAAGAATTATAATAAAATCTACGATATTTTTCAACGACAAATAGCTGCTTATAAATCGGAATATGTGGGTTTTCAAGGTCTACATAAAAACCCCACCCATTATCAAAATTGTCGTATTCATTTATCTGGATTGAATTTAAATTCATGTTAATTTATCTTATATTATAAACATAAAAATCTTTTATATTTATAATTCAATTTTTATTTATAATTCAAGTTTTTATTTAACGTTTTGCTCCCATTTTAATTAGCATGTTTTTTGCTTTTTTTGATATACTTTTTCGATGGTATTGTTGCGCTCTAATGTATGCTGAATACACACCTTTTGAGCTTACTTTACATGTATTTTTTTTACAAATCGGAAAGGATTTTTTTGGACCAAGAAAGCATTTTTTGCCGCAACGTTTCATCATGATTGTTTTTTGATGAAATCCAGGTTGCTCAATTTTCCAGCCTCTTGTAGCAGAACCGCGACCATTTTTACGTGTTTTAGACATTATATATAATTTAGTTAATATAATTTTTTAAAAATGTATTGTTAAATATAATGAAACTAACAGATAAACCAAAAGGGTTGGGGTTTTATAAAACAACAAATCCATATATGTCAAAAAAAGAATCAAGTAAAAATACTCCTTCGCCTGTTGCTAGACTAGTTAGAAGTCCTTCTCTTGAAGACAGATTAACATCTAGGTCAGTATATCAAGCTGATACTTCCGGTCATTATTCGCCATTTGTAGATGAAGATGAAACAAATTCGACAATTAGCTGTCAACATGACGCTTCTGGTAATATTATTACTGATTCTTCGGGGAATGCTCTTGATATATCTGGAAACATAATTGTAAAGAAGGAGTGCCAAACAACATATAAAAAATACACATTCAAAGAAGTAGAAGATGAAATTTGGAGTAATTATTTTCCTGAGAATGAATATCATTCAAGCGCATTAGATATATTGGCAACTTATTTGAGAGGTCAAAAACTCATTTATATGGAGTCAAAAACATACTGCGAAACAAGATTAAATTATTTAATGATGCCTGCTATTATGTTATCAACTTTGGCAGTAGTTGTATCGCCAATTACAAAAGATTATTTATGGGGGATGTATATATTATCCGGAATTAATGGTATAATTGCCTTTCTTTTAACAGTTGTAAATTATTTAAAACTTGATGCAACATCTGAAGCTCATAAGATTTCATCACACCAGTATGATAAATTACAAACTTCTATTGAATTCCTCTCTGGAACAACACTACTATTTGACCAAGGTGATCGTTCAAAAACTAAAGAAATAATTAAAACAAGGTTGGATGAAACCGAGAAAAAAATCAGTGAAATAAAAGAAACTAATCAATTTATAATACCAAAAACAATAAGAACAATGTATCCGATTATGTATAATACCAATGTATTTTTGATAATAAAAAAAATAGAAGATATAAGAAAACGTAAAATAAATTCATTAAAAGAAGTAAAAAACCAAAAAAATTATTTAATAGCTGTACTAAAATCTAAAAAAAATAAAGAAAAAAAATCATCAGTTAAAAACTTAGAAAATGAAATAGCAAGATTGATAAAAGAAAAGGATAGACACATCAATAATATACTTATTTTAAAATCAGCATTTTCAATAATTGACGACATGTTTGTTAAAGAAATGGAAAACGCGGAAAAAATAAAAAAAATGACATTTAGACGTTGGTTTTGTTGTGGATATGGTATCAAAGAAAAGATAATTGACCCAAGAAAAATAAGTCAATTTATAGAAGATGTTATGGATCCTTATGGAAGACAAGATAAGTATTTGGAAGAGTTGAAAGAAAAAGAAGAAATTAAAGAAAAAAAGAAGGATGAGGATAAAAAACAATTATTAAAATACTTTAAAAATAATAAAAAAGTAGTTGAATGTTTGTATGAAAAAATGGAGAAAGGAGAACTTTATAAAGAAATAAAAATTTGTAATGAATGTCATGAAGACAATAATATTTTAACTCTTAATAATATTAAAAATAAAATTGGTGATGTGGTTAAATTAGGAGGTGAAGATGAAAATGTTAAACTTCAATTTGACGATATAAATGAAGAAAAACGAAGTAGAAGATCTGATTCATCTAATTCACTTATGGATTTTGATGTTGTTTGTAATGATAATAATGAAGGTAAGATTTGATATAAATTTTAATTCAATTTTAATTCAATTTTAATTCAATTTTAATTCAATTTTAATAAGTATTTTAATATTATACGTATTAAAAATCCGACTTGCCTGAATCGAACAGGCGACAATCCGATGACCTCTGGTATAAACTACTACAGTCGAATGCTCTACCAACTGAGCTAAAGTCGGTTATTTGCGGCTAGGTGGTTAAAAATTGGTGATAAAATAATTTAATACATAACATATTAAATTTTATTTCATCTTATAATTAATTTTAAAAAGGATTGCTGTAACCTAACATATTCTATATTGATATGTCTTTAAGTAGTTTTCGAACAATTATTATATATTCTACAAACCAACTTAAAGCCCGCTTACCCAAAACTCATTTTTCTTAAAGAATTTTTACTTGACTGTACATTTCTCGGATTTCCTTGACCCACATGATTATCTGGTGTAGTTGTAAACATTAGTTTTGTTGATTTTATCTCTGAGATTCTTTTTCTCTCTTCAATCCTTTTTATTCTATCTTCATAAACCATTTGATTATATTCTTCAATCGTTTTTGGCACCCTTTTCTCAGGGGGCGGAGGACTAACATCAGCATAATCTTTGAAATATTTGTTATAAATGTAACTATGCTTTACTGATGGATCAACCGGCTTCTGAGGCTGAGCATATTGCTGTTGTTGTTGTTGTTGATTTTGTTGTTGAGGTTGCTGTCGCTGTTGAGGTTGCTGATGCTGATGAGGTTGCTGTCGCTGTTGTCGCTGTTGTCGCTGTTGTTGCTGTTGAGGTTGCTGTTGCTGTTGAGCATATTGCTCTTCATATTGGTAATCTTGTTGTTGATGAGTCGGCTTCATAAATTGTAGTACACCTTTGTTACTTACAACCAAATTCATATTTGATAAAATATCAGTAAATGACACCTTCTTCTTTTTTGTTTGCTGTTCTTTTTGACTTTTTGCTTGTTCCCAATATTTATCAGAATTATTATCTACTCCGTAATCATTTTCATTAAATTGCTCATATGGATTTTGTGTTGTCATATTATCGAGTTCTGAAAAATTAAGCTCCATATTTATATAAACTATATTTTTTTACGATTTATTTTACATATTAAATAAAAAATAATATGCTTTTAATATAAATATGCTTAATACTTATATTAAAAATAGAGGTATCACCCAAACACTTATTAATAATAATAACCAAAAACAATTTAACCAAATTAACTGGGACGCAGATTATGACGGTCAAAATGCTAATATCTCTGTTACTTCAGATACCGATGGCAATAAAAACCATTTCGATGTTAAACTCGATAACGAAGATTTAGCTAACATGCTTAATATTCCTAGTGTATCTACACCTATTCATAAACGACTACAAATGGATTTTGATGACTCGTTTAGACGCGAACCTCAACGTTTACAAATTGAAATACCTGACCTTAAAACTCCTCATGTATCACCTAGAAAACCATCCTATTTACTAGAGGAACCCGAAACTGAAGAACCTCAATCTGATGAACAATCTATTGAAGAATTATTAGAATCTATTACTCCTAATAGTTATCTATCTAGTCCATTACCCGAAGAAGAATTAATTGCTCCTATTTCCATCGATGACAAAACTAGTAATAGATTTACCTTAACACCACATAGACGTCATAAACGACCTAAAACACATAAAACATATAAAGTATATAAAAAACCCAAGTCATCTTCTACCATTAGAGCTGCTGGAATTAAAAAATCCAAGTCCAAAAATAAATCTAAAACGCGATCTAAATCCAAAACTTCCAAACTTTACTCTTTATTTTAATAAAATCATTTTTTTATTGACTGTAAAATCATATTCTCATCATCCGAATAACTTCTTTCTCTCCTTTCATTCTTATATGTTTTTCCATGACATTTATCCATTTTTTGAGTTATGTAGTATTGAGAAGCATATAAAATATAATACTCATTCTCGTCATAAATTGTTTCTAAATGTATACCGCATGTACTCCTTATAAATCTCAAAAATCTTATCAGGTCAGTTATATCCGGTTTTGAAAAAATCAATGTCATTACGCAGTGATTTCGTTTAAACTGAGTATGCGCATCGAATTCATAATCCTCGTGAAAAGAATCACAACCACATTCTTCCGCACCATTTATAATCATATTTTTTACTTCTGTTACACTACTATTCTTTAAAATGCTAAAAGATACTTCAATACTATACCCCATTTATATAAGCTAAATATTTTGTTATTTTCACAAAAAATACTTTATGTAGTAGAAATTATTCTACATAAAATATACTACATTCTTTTACAAAGTTTTAATTCAAAGTTTTAATTCAAAGTTTTAATTCAAAGTTTTAATTCAAACTTTTAATTAAAAGTTTTAATTAAAAACAGTATATATATAAAATGTCATTTAGACAATTCGGTGGTTTACAATTTGCGTCTAAACATAACGCAGTAGCTAGTTATTATAATACATCTAGTAATTTAATTGTTACTCAAAATGTTGGACAACCTAATTCTTATATCAATTTTCTTAGCGATATCAGCGGTAATATTAGTATTTATGGTGACTTTGATTTGAGCGGTAATGCACATATTGGCGGAGATCTTGATGTTAGTGGGAATTTACATGTTCAAAAAGATATAGATTGTAGTGGGAATATTACAGCTAATGAAATTTTTTTAACAGCACCAAGTCATGCTTATGCTCAAAATGAAGTTGTTCCTAAATTTTATGTAGATGCTACGGCAGGTGGTCTAAGACCTTTACCATATTGTGTTTTATGTGAAAATGTTACTACTTTCCCTTCCCCTTTCTCGCCAACTGGACACAATTATACTATTGATGGTATTACATTAAATGCTACTTTTGACGGTAGTGCTGTTTTAATTAATGCACAAGGAGGGTTTACTGCAAATGGGGATCCAATTCCTAGCGTTTATAATGGAATTTATATTGTTAGTTCTGGGAATTGGCCAAGAGCAACTTATTTAGATACAGGTGCTAACGCAACTGGTACTGCGACTTTTATTTTACAAGGAATTACATATTCTAATTATAGATTTGTGTGTACAACTCCAACGCCAGCGGTTATAGGTACCAACGCTGTACTATGGAGTCCTTTTGATATTCCATTTTCATTAGGTGAAGGTTTAATAAAAAAAGTTACTAATAATAATACAGTTATTTCAGTTGATCCTAATTTGAATTTTTTAACTAATATAGATAACTCAGGTAATACATTAAATATAGGAAATTATACAAATATTGTTAATATTGGTAAACTTAATGGTATTAATAATAAAATATGTGTTACTACAACAGGAGTTGGTATTAATAATAATAGTCCAAGTTCTTCTTACGTATTAGATATTTCAGGAAATGTGAATATAGCTTTAGGATCTAGCGCAACTAACCTTAATCCTGCTTTAACATTATCAGGGGGCAGTCGTAATACAAGTGGAGCTTATTTACAATTGATAGGCGACGGCTATATACAGTCAAATGTTGGTATAAATTTGGATACATTTAAAAGAGGAACACCTGCTACTACTATTAGAGCTTTTGATAATGGTGGTTATAGTGGGGATTTACAATTTTTAACTGCTACCCCTGGTAGTAGTCCTGGCACTACTATACAAGCTGTATCAATGGTAATAAAACCACAAGCGACTGGTAATGCTTTTGTAGGAATAGGAACAACAACTCCTGCTTATACTTTGGATGTTAGTGGGAACTTGGGAACTACAATGGATGCTTCAATAAACAGTATAACTGTTGGTAAAGGTGGTGGGAACGTTTCTACAAATACTGCCGTCGGCTATCGAGCATTATATTCGAATACAACTGGTGGTCAAAATACTGCTGTTGGTCGGCACGCACTTTACTCTAATACTACAAACGGTACTCAAAATACTGCAATAGGTCTACAAGCACTTTATTCTAATACAAGTGGTAGTTCTAATCTCGCAATGGGTCTAAGTTCACTTTATTCTAATATAATCGGTTTTCAAAATACTGCAATAGGTCAAAATGCACTTTATAGTAATGGCATCGGTGCTAGTAATGTCGCAATGGGTTATAGGGCTGGGATTGATTTATCTGGAAATTCAAATAATAATACATTTGTGGGTACAAGTACAGATGTAGATTCATCATTTAACATATATAATAACTCAACAGCACTAGGTTACAAAGCGACAATAGACGCGTCAAATCAAATTGTATTAGGAGGACTACCAGAAGGTGGTTCTTATCCTAGCGTAAAAATCCCAGGTTCTTATGTTGGTATAGGTGGCGTTTATAATCC